CTTCTGAGTGTCCTTACCGAACAACGTCTTAAACACACCCGGTGGTTCATTAGCTTTCTCAGCAGCGTAAGCAATATCAGAGACAGCTTTACCCCACTCCGAGAGTTGAGATGCCATGTCTTGTATTTCACGACCAGCAGCAATGCCCTGCTTAAGCATTGAGAAAGCTTTGCTCCCAACGCTGATTGCCATGCCAATGCTAACTGGGTCGAACATTTACAAGCTCCAGAGCATCTCAGGTGTCATGCTGCGTCAGCCTCTTGGATCACAAGGGTGCCAGCTTCGACCTGACGCATGATCTCGTCGTAGTGACGGTTGCCCGGTGCCAAGGGGACGGACCACTCGGTGCCGTCGATGGTGGCCTTGATGCCGATGCGTTCGCCTAGGTGGTTTATATATTGGGCTGAGGTGATGTTCATGGCTTACAACTCCGCGTCCAAGGACATGTCTCCAGTAAGATACACGTTGGTAGCCCGATCATCTACCACCCCCGTAAAGCCTGTCTTCACAAAAGACGCTTGAGAAGATATGCCGCTGCTGCTGTATGCAACAAGGGTGTTTGTCCCGCCAGATGAGGAACCAAAAGAGGATGGGCCAAAGAAGATCATGTTTGCATTGGTCGCAGAAGGATTAAAGCGCATTGGCACGGTCAATGGGACACCGTAGATTACTCCGGCGGTTCCTGATGCACGGCCAGCAAACACTGCTCCACTGCTTACAAACACCTGATAATACCGCTGGCATCTCGCCAACTCCGGCCCCAGTTCAGGCTGGCGATAGAGGTCCACGGCAGAGGTCGTGTGGGTGCCTTGCTTGATGTGGATGCCCCACAGGTCAACGCCGATGGTTTGCAGGCCGAGGGAGTTGGTGCGGGCGTTGTATGTTGACCCGGCGCTGGTCCAGAAGGACACTCGGAAGTAGTCGTTGTTGTTTGTTCCCAGCGTCTTGCCGCTGATCGACGGCACAGCAATAGTGACAGCAAACGCAGCCCACGACGAGGTGAGTGTCACAGTTTGCGGAGACAGAAGAACAGTAGAGGATGGGGAGCCTCCGGAGCCAAAAACTTGGCCACCCTCCACAGCCATATTGCCAGAGCCAGATGACCGACGCGCCCAACCCAGAAGGGTGATTGTCTGGCCAGCATAAGAACGGACGCTCTCAACTGCGTGAGAAATGATTGCATACTGGGCAGAAGTTGACTGCCCGCTGACCGTTTGCCGATAGAAAAACGTGGGGTTATTGTTGCCAAAGGTGTCGCCAAGAGCAAACGCCTGACGAGACTGCGTAACCGTCCCGCCATCAATAGCCTGAGACCACCGATCAGCCCCATAGCCAGAAGAAGTAAAACTCGTCCCCCGCTGCCAGAAGTCGAAGGCCCCGTTGATGATGCGGTTTTCAGGGTCCAGAACGCCGGGGCGCAAAGGGATGCCGTTCACGGTCGCCGTGGTGCCGCCAGATGCGTCAAGGATGGCGTTGGTGCGAAGTGTGGACATTAGTTGGCCTCCAAGGTGCGGATTTCTTCACGCCATGCCTGACGCTGGGCCAGAACCTCCGGCTTGCTCTTGTCGTAGTCGCTCACGGCTACATAGTCGGTGTCCCGCAAGGACTGCTTGAGTTCAGCAATGCGAGCCTCTTTGGCCGTAGCTGCCGCCTCTGCTGATTTTTGTTCAGCCGTTTTAAGTTTGCTCAGGTCAATCATTTCGGCAACTCCAGTTGGCCGTCAGCCGGGTTCACAAGGGGCGCAGGAAAACAAGACGCACCAGAAGCGTTAGCAGAAAGTGGCAAAACTAGCGCCATGTGAAGAACACCGTCGATGCGCTCCACATCAGAGGCAAGCCACTGGCAATCCGTTGCACCGAGAGGCAGGGTAGCCCCGTCAGGAACGACAGAGAAATCGTATTCTACACCGTTGATGGTCAGAATATCGCCAGCTTTGCTAACAGTAAGCGTGTCGTCGCGGCGCTGGGGGGAGAGGGTAATGTGCATGTTCATGTCTCCTTAGAACCAACGCCCGAAGGCGGTTACCAGAACATCACGTCCTTCATGGGTCCGCTCAGTTGTTGCACCCCGACCAGCCCTGAGCAGAGTGATCCCTGTCTCGTTGTAGTTCTTGGTAAACAGCGCACCATTAGATGGTTTGGTGTTACTCCCTTCCGACAGGCACAAGGCAAAGTGTTCAGGTGTTACCGAGAA